AAAGACCCCCACTATGTAGAGGTCTGTAATCTAGATATATGCGACCTAGAATGTGTACTTAGCACCAACTTTAACACCGTATGCATTGTCAGCAGTCTCGTCTGTTAGAAGAGAGATTTCGCCATAAGCACCGATTGACTCAGTTAGATCTAAAGAACCACCAACGTAACCAATGAAGTCAGTTGAAGACTCACCGTTATCTGGAGATGAAACTAAAGGACCACCTGATACATACCAGTTCTCTCCTTCGTATCCAACTTGGAATTCTGTTGAAAGTCCTGTGTAGTCGTCACCTGTGTATGATGATACTGTTTCTACATTCACATAAGGACCAGCAAATGCTGCACCAGCTAGTAGGAATGGAGATGCTGCTATGGCAGCGATTGTTGATTTAATTGACATGATTGTTTTATTATCTCGCAAGGCATAAAAAAACCTGCGGATGGTAGACTCCCCGACATGGGTGTCTTTTTATCTACGCAGGGTTACGATCTTTCGAGTCCTTTGTAATAGTATATAGTATACCTCAATACATTCTTAATGTCAAGGGTGTGCGTTACACAACACAATCTGGCACACGTATCAGGTCTCCGAACTCCCTCTCACCAGGTTCTTTGATGACAAAATGATCGAACAGATCATCACACATGTGAGTGTGTGTCACGATGTCATCGCTCTCTAGAGTTTTCATTCTGACTTTCTTATAGATGCCTGAGACTAGATCCTGATGATAGTATGGTATCTCTTTTGATCTGGTCAACCCCTTGGGTCTCCTTGTTGTCCACACGTTTAGATATAATTTACAGTCATCATAACTTGCCATGTCTGCCCATGCTACATCGCCATCCCAGATCACAGTCTTACCTTCTGCTCCATAAGAATAGATACACTCCGTAGGTTTGATGTCACCGTACTTCATGTCACTGATACACGTGGCACCCTTATCAAGAGACAGGTTTACTACTGCTGACCACTTGGGGTGTGTGATCTGTGGATCCATCTCGTCCTTATCAAAGTGAAAGGGATCAAAACTATTACCGTCTTCTGATTTATATACCCAATACTCTATGCCTTTGTAGTCACCAGTAAGAAACATCTTGTACCACTGTTGGACGTACTCCTCCACCATATTACGTGGAGCATCATCCTTACCTACCCAATAGTTCTTGCGACCTATCTGACCACAGTTATACTGTAGGGTACAGTTTATATTAGGAGAGTGTATGTCTATGTAAGATCTAATTAACATCCCTCACTGTACCTGTAGGAGCAGACTCTATCATAGTTTGATACTGTATGCGTGTCATGTCCCATGCCATGTCCTTTACCTTTCTTTCTGCTGCCTTCTGATCGTCAGCATCCACTCTAACCCATGTCTTGTAGGTTACAGTAGTCTCTACATCGTATTGTTTCATTGTCCTTTGATTAGAAAATGTTTCTTGATCACTGTAACCTGATCCTCATACTTAGCAATCATGTTTAGTTCTTCTTCGATTGCTTCCATGACATTAGAATGTTCCCCAATCCCAACAGGGTTGGTAAGGTAAACTTCTACATTCATTTTATGCTTCTGAATATCTCCTTGAGCATGAGCAAGGAGAGCACTGATCATTTTGTCTCTCATTTTTTTATGTCTATAAAGATGAACTCTAATGTGTCATCGGATAAGTTGTATGCTTCGTGTGTTACGTCTTGTACATCCCACACTGAGTATACTCCAGACTCCCATGGTTTCTTCTCGCCATCCCATACCATGAAACAATCAGGAGGTACGACGAGAGGTATGTGTATCCTTCTATATCTATCGGGGTAGACAGGAGGATCACGATGCTTAGGTAGTTTAGTTCCTGCGTAGAACATAGCACCTGTGGCAAACAGTACTTCATCCTTAGATAGTATATCAATTACTTGTTGATCATCTATCAATGACTCACGTACACCACTGAATGCTTTGCCTGTACCCTTCAACCAACACATACCTATGGGTTGGTTAGAGTATCCCTCAGCGGTGGGTGCCATTCGGTAGGGTAGATCTGTTGTCATACCCCACTCATATATGATGTCCAACTCTTCAGTTGTTAGCATCAAAATAATCCTTACGCATATATCTACCTAGTATATTACTATTATAGTATTTTGGCAAGCCATCTACATGTTCTGTGAGCACGTTGTTGATGAAGAGTTGTCTGGTCTCCTCATAGTTGGTTCTTCCGAGGGTGTCATGTACTGAGATGATTTCTCTTCTGAAATTCTCTCTGCCCAGTTCTTCAATGTCTCGTTTAAGCTCTTCAGAGCTTCCAAAGTATCGCTTCCAGTCTGATTCAGAAGTGACTCTACGCTTTCCTCCTTTGGGTTTTCTTTTTTGCCAGAAATATTTACGTCCGATGTACTGCTTGCCCGTGCTGATATTTGTAATGCGGTAGACGAAACCGAAGAGATCGCCAATATCGTCAGTAGTGAAAGGTTTACCTTTATATAACCAGGGATTTTGTTCATAATCAATCTTCTTCATCATAGTAACCGTCCTCATCACGATATTTATCTACATCTGAGTACACCTCTAGTTTTAATTCCGCTATAACTTCTTCAAGTTGTTCAAGCAACTGCTTGAGTTTTCGTCTCTGCATAAAAAATTCCCCGACTACTGTATGTAGCGGGGAACAGTTTTGTATATTTAAGCACTAACTTTATCGTTAGAATGCTTGATGCCACGATAAGTTAGCTGTGCTACAGACTTAACTGTTTTTTTATCGTTAGTGTCGTACTTAACACCACGGTATGTGACTTGTGCCATGAGATTGTCTCCTAAAGTAGTTGGATGTTGTGAATATCCGTTCCTTCAGTCGGCTGTTGCGTCCCCCTACTAGAGGGATGAACGATCCGTTCCGAGTCGGCTTACTTGCGGTATGAATATCATACTGAACGTAATGTCATGATAGCATGACATAATTATTTAGTCAAGACTTTAGGTTCATTAGTAACATATGTACCCTACGACTTCGTTCGGTAACCCCTCCAAAGGTATCAAACGCCTGTCTATGTCTGCCTTTAAGTTGTGTGCTATCTTATCTTTCTTCCACTTGGTGTACGCTTCCTTCTGACACCAGAGGTTATAAAATATCTCCTTGTCATCTGTAACCTCACGGAAGTATCTCCGAGAGATTGCTTCATACCTACGAGGTTTCATCAGTTCTATGTCCACACCTATACGTCTGGTGCTGCATGCTACAACAGCATGGTCACCTGTGTCTGACTTAGACCAGTGTATCTCTACTGGTTTCTTACAGTTCAAAGTGTATTCTCCTAGGTAATGTCGTAGTGCTTTCTTTACTACACCAGTCTCATAGACAGTACATATCCTATCCGAATATATTATAGGAACGTAGATCCCTGTATCATATATCATAGCCACTCTACCCATCCTGTACAGATATATTTCTCATGCTCCTTAGAGATCTCTCCAACATGCTTATGGGTGAACGTAGCAGGGAACAGTACAGTCTTACCCTTCTGTGCATGGATAGTGAACCCATCGTTGTTCACCATGATGGTGCCACCATCAGGTACGTCATTCAGATATGATATGTACACCAACACTCTACTCATCACCGATGCTTCAGCATCTATGTGTGGGAAGTAGTAACCCTCTCCTGCCTGATAGTATTGTATCTGTGGGAGCACCTTGATCCCTATAGGTGGTGGTAACTTGAAGTGAGACCAGTAGTCTGAGTAGCAGTCAGTGATGAAGTCCATGTAGTTTCTTAGACCCCACACATCCTCACCCATCTCTCCATTCCAGATGTCCTCGAAGGGCATCTCTGTACTCTTCTTCTTATCTGGTTCAGGTCTACCCTCTGGGTGATCTATACTACCTACCCTACCTACTTTAGTCCTGCCTTGTTTATGTGCTTCCTTGTAAAATTTAATTAAATTATCACTCTGTTCTGGGTCACCCCAGTACTCTCTAATATATTGATCAATCATTCCATGTACTATCGTGCCTGTGAAAGAACTCCTTCAGTGTAGTCTGGTGACCTGACTCACGACTAGGAGGTTCCGTTATCCCCTTCATCCTCTTGTAATCGTTGTGCATTGCTTGGAGTAACCATGCCTGTGCTAGTTGATGAGGTCCCTCGTTCAACAACTGGATTTGAAATTTCGATAGACCAGCCTTCATCTCCAAATACTCCTGTCTCCACAACGTGTGGGGTTGTTGGTTCGTCATGTTCCTCCCAATGTTTCTTGAGTGCCTCTGCCTGACGGTCTACGTCACGCATATTATTATATATTTTAACATCAATCCAAAAATTTTTCAACCACTCGATAGCACCGAGCAATAAAAAAGAGACGGGGAAGCGTTGCTTCTTCGCCCATCTCTGTGCTTTCATGTACCATGTGATCTTGCCTGTTCCGATTAGTAGTGTCTTCTCAAACTTGATCTTAGGCATTAGAGTTTAAACCCTGCGAATGTATTCTTCTTAACGTCCTGCTTGATACCACCTACGACATACGATTCAATCTCTGTCTCTTGTGGTGCGTTCTGTTGTCCCTTACTATTTAACCAGTGCTCTGTCCAAGGTAGAGGATTGCTACGCATTGGAATGTCATACAGTGCGTCTAATCCTAGTGCTCTGAGTCTCCTGTTAGCAATGAACTCTACGTATCTTGATAGTAGTTTAGCATTCAATCCTATCATACTACCGTCTTTAAATAGATACTCTGCCCAGTCCTTCTCCTCATCAACACACTGCCTAAACATGTCTAGAACATTTTCCCTTTCCTCATTTGCGATATCAACCATCGCGGGGTCGTCTCCTTCTTGCCATTTTTTGAGGATTTGTTGAGTAAGTACAAGATGCTGGCTTTCATCTCTGGAGATGAGAGAGATAATTTTAGCTGATCCCTCCATAAGTTTGAGTTCACCAAACGCAAACGAGCAAGCGAAGGATACATAGAACCTAATGCCCTCAAGAATGTTAACGTTGACGATGGCACGGTAGAGTAGTCTTTTAAGTTCTTTGAGTTCATAAGAGGAGGTGAATGTTTCTTTGTGACCTTCTTTGTATAGGTTACTGGTACCCCAGTTCTGAGCAGCATTGATCAGATTATTATATGCTTTAGTAACTGACTCGGCACGTGCTATTATCTTATCATCGTCTAGTATTTTGTCAAATACATCTGATGGGTTTGAGTAGACGTTCTTTATAATGTATGTATAAGATCTACTATGAATCATCTCCATAAATTCCCACGCTAACATAGCAGACTCTAGTTCTGGTAAGGAACAGTAAGGAATGAATGCCATACCAGGTCCTCTACCTTGTACTGAGTCTAGTAGTATCTGATACTTCAGATTGCTAGTAAATATATGCTTTTGCTGATCAGTTAGTGACTGATAGTCACCACGATCTTTTTGTAATGAGACCTCCTCTGGTCTCCAGAAGTATCCTAACTGTTGTTGTGTTAGTTTATCAAATACAGGGTACTTATACTTGTCGTATCTTTGTACTCCTAATGGTTTACCAAAGAACATGTACTGTTTATTGGTGTCAACGTCCTCAGTATTGAAGACAGTCATTCCATCGGGGATTGGCATTTCGTTATTAGATTGTACAGGATTCACACTCTTCTTCATTCGACTCCATAATATCTGTTAATAAACTATTGAGTTCGGTGTGTGCTACCTCCGCAATAGGTTCCTCTGTATCCTTCTTAGCATCATACGTGTTCTGATAGTATGATGTCTTCCACCCATACTTGTAGGTGGTCAACCAGTCTTGTGCCATGACAGAGGTCGGCACTTCATTATCTGGGTAGTTCTCTGGGTTATAACTCCAGTTGCCTGAGATGCCTTGGTCAAAGAACTTTTGCATGACAGCAATGACTTTGATGTACCCTTCGTTACTTGGCATATCCCATAGCAAAGTATAATTATTTTTCAAGTACGGAAAACTTGGAACAACTTGCTTAAGAGGTCCTTTCTTTGACTTCTTAATGGACACGTAGTCTCTAGGTGGTTCGACTCCGTTGGTTGCGTTAGACACAATGGAACTGCTCTCGCTAGGCATTTGTGCGGACAGAGTGCTGTGCCTGAGTCCGAACTCTTTGATGTTATCCCGTAGAGTATCCCAATCATAGTTCAATACGTTTGGTACGATGTCGTCCACGTCCTTCTTGTATGTGTCAATAGGAAGTAGTCCGTCTGAATATTTAGTATGATCGAAGTATTCACATGCACCTTTCTCCTTAGCAACCTGATTGGATGCTTTGAGAAGATAATATTGGAACGCTTCTGTTAAATCATGTACCAATTTCCATGCTTCTGGGTCTTGATACTTAACCTTATTCTTAGCAATGTAATGTGCTAGACCAATGAAACCTATACCTAATGACCTACGTGCTAAGGTGCTACGTTTAGCAGCAGCAACAGGGTACTCTTGGTAGTCAATAAGTTCCTCTAGTCCACGTACAGACAGGTCACATAGTTCTTCCATCTCCTCTAGTCTGTTGATCTTACCTACGTTCAGAGCAGAGAGTATACACAGTGCTATCTCTCCTCCTGCGTCATCTATATGATCAATAGGATCTGTTGGCAGTGTGATCTCCTGACATAGGTTAGACATACTTACCTTGTCTTTGAATGAACTGTGACTATTACAGTGGTCAATGTTCATGAGGTAGATACGTCCTGTCTCTCCTCTCTCCTTGAGTAGATCAAGGATTAATTCCTGTGCGTCTATAGATGTCTTAGGTATGCTTGGATCATTTTCATATCTCTCATACAACTCGTCAAAGTATTCTGTACCGAAGGCATCATATAAACCTGGTACTTCATGAGGTGAGAACAGTGTGATCTGTCCTGCTTCAATGAACCTTTGATAGAACAGAGCAGACAGTTGTATACTGTAGTCTAACTTTCTTACTCTGTTGTCTTGTGTTCCTTTGTTGTTCTTGAGAACAATGATGTCCTCAATTTCTTGATGCCAGATTGGAAAGTGGACAGTGGCTGACCCTCCTCTGATACCGTTTTGAGTACAGCATCTAACAGTTGCCTCGAACTTTTTAAGGAAGGGGATAACACCTGTGTGTTGTACTTCACCGCCCCTGATTTTACTGTTGATGCCACGGATTCTGCCCGCGTTAATGCCAATACCAGCCCTCTGTGCGACGTATTTGCCAATAGCCATATCACTGCTAAAGATACTATCGAGGGTGTCATCAATATCAACCAGAACACAAGATGCAAATTGACGAATGGGTGTCCTGACCCCACCCATGATGGGGGTTGGGATGTTGATTTTGTGCTTGCTGATTGCGTTGTAGTATCGTTGGACATAATCAAGTCTCGTTTCTGTTGGATAGTTTGCGAATAATGTAGCAGCAATCATGATGTACATCTGCTGCGGTGACTCGTAGTGCTCGCCAGTGCTACGATCTTGGACTAAATATTTATCGACTACCTGTCTAAGTCCTGCGTAAGTAAACAAGTAATCCCTCTCATGATCAACGAAACTGTTAATCCTGTCCCACTCCTCTTCACTATAACGATTCACGATAGCACTGTCGTATACTCCTTTGTCAACACACCCCTTGACGTGCTCCAAAAGAGGGGGAAGTATCTCTGGGTGTCCATGTACTGCTTTCCTAAGTCCGAATAGCAATAACCTAGCAGCAACGTATTGATAGTTAGGGTTGTCCTCTGTGATCAGATCACTTGCTGACCTGATAAGGATCTCTTGTATGTCTGCTGATGTAATACCATCACAGAACTGTAGTCCTGATTGGATCTCAACCTGTGATGCTGATACCCCTGCGAGTCCTTCACATGCGAACTCCACCATCTTATGTACCTTGTCGAGATTGAGTTCTTCTGTTGTTCCGTCTCTCTTTAGTACTTGAATGTTGCTCATATTTTTTTCCAGTTGTTTAATTGTAGTTTTGCTTGTAACCCTTGGTAGACATTTGATTCTACCACACTTTGTGGATCTATGCCACTGTTGAACATGTCATTGATGTCCTTCTCCTCTATGGACTCAGGCCAGATGACGACTTTATCTCCTCTGTCGATGGTGGATTCGATTCGGTTGATGATTTCTCTGTTACGAGGTTCGTTATCATAAACCCAAATATAATCGCTCCAACCAAACGACCTAGGATTAAGGTCGCTCCCAGCCATCGCAACCGAGTTAGCCAAGAAGAGCGAGTCGAATGGTCCTTCGACGATAAAGATTGTGTCATCTGTTTTTACTGTGTCTAGTCCGAAAATTTTAGGAGCATCCTTCTCTAGCATGATAGTGATGTATCTCATCTCAGTAGGGTTATGGAATGCCCTGCCCTGATAACCCATGAGGTTTCCGTTCTTATCATTCAATGGAATGATGATACGTTCCTCGTCATGCTTAGTTGATTTGAATGTATGCTTGAGTCCGTTTGTCCATGCCTTGAAGTTAGGACAATAGTATAACTGATCTAATTTGTCAAGAGGAAGTCCCCTTCCCATGACGTATGCTAATGCCAAGTGAGAATTATTTAGATCAGAAAGACGTTCAAGATTAATCTTCTTTTTGAATGTTGGTTTATCAAAATCAAAGACAGGTTTTGGTACACTTCTGTGCTTACCTGTCAACCCCGCCTTGTACTTCTCCATCACATACTGATCATGTACCAGTGGGAACTGTTCCTTTAAGAAACCATTGAAACTCCTACCGACACCACAGTTGTGACACTTGAACACTAGATCATTTTTTGACGTAAAAAAATAACCTCTCGCTTTGTTCTTATACTTCTGTGAATCACCACAGTAAGGACAGCGGAAGTTGTATACTCCTTTATTCTTTTTTTTAAACTGATCTAGATGAGCAGATATATTATGTATAAACTGATTGTCTATCGACATCTACTAGAGGTACACTAGGTACTATAGTAGCAGTCTCCTCCATGTTTGTCAAGATAGGTTTGATTGCTCTCTGACCTACTGGACTGACTATGAAAGATATAATACTGAGAGCACCAAAGATACTCCACATCTTCTTCTCCATGACCCTGAGTCTGTCATCTACCTTACGTATATCTCTCTCACATCCCTTCTTTATTGATTCTGTCTCTCTATTGAAATCCCTGTTGAGAGTGTCGATCTTCTCGAATAGTACCTCGTCTATCCTGTCTTGCTTATCAAGCTTCTCATTATGGACAGCAAGAAGTTGACCCATCTTTACAGAGTTGTCCTGTAATGAGTCTACTACTCTTTCGAGTCTTTCAATTATTGCTGTGTTAATATTTTCCATCTCTGAGTATTTATTACATTTAATATTTCCTTAAGATTACCATACATCAAGCACGAGAGAGTACCTTGGTTCAGTACCATCATTCCATACTCTGTGCTTCTTATGAGTTCTAAAAAGAACGAACTCATTCTTTAGAAAGTATCTCCTGTCCACCCCATCCTCTTCCTGTACCTCAATGTATGACTTACTATCTGTCTGTAAGGTATAGAAACATCTCATCTGTGGTATGTAATCCAGAGAACCAAATGGTTTAGGGTCATCATCATGGTGCCAATCTAATCCGAAGTTAGGATTGAGTGAGGTGATCCCTGCGTACTTGGTGTGACCTATCCACTTGAGTAACTTGGTAGTCTTAGGCATCAAGTCACTGTTACGTGGGTAGGGTGAGTCCTGATAGTATAGTGGTGCCAGTGCCCAACCCCTGTTACCCTCTGGTGCTTTCGCATACTCGTCATGATGTACAGGATACCCTCTACCATCCTTCTTGATATGTACGTCCTGATATGATGAGAAGTCCTTGAACTCTAGTAGGTCTGGGTTGAACTCCTGTAGTATGGTGTCTGCGAACTTATGTATTGCCAGTAACTTACCATCCACTTGCTCTGGGTTATGGAATGCCTTACCAAAAGAGCTTGTACTGTCCATTGATTCTGATGCCATGTCCTTGTAATGTAATGCGTGTGTCACCCTTCTTGAAACTATCACCTAGTATCATCTGGTGCATGTGATACCCACTGTAGAAGAATGAGTTGCCAGGTGTATGAGGTATGATCTTAGGTACGTATTGTTCTAGAGGACCACAGTCTGCCTTGAATAATTTATACTTCCATGGTCTTTCTATAGCATGTTGCTTTCTAATCTCTTTCACATACTCTAGGTTTTCATACCTCTCTATTATATCATGTGGATACTTCTTCTGTAAGTCTTCTGCGTGGGGTCTGAGTGCCTCTGGAAGACCCCAGAAACCTATAGCAGAACCTCTGGTAGGTCTGGTGATAGTAAATGTAAAACTTAGTGGGTTCTTGATATCAATATCCTTACCATACTTATCCTTTAGAAACTTGAGAGCATAGAACCACTGACCATCTAAGTGTAGGCATCTGTGGTGCTTACGTGGGTCAGGAGCATCATCAAACTGATAGATGTGGAAGCCAGGTAGTGCTAGGTCAGGTTCGAGGGTACACTCTCCTATCTCTGGTGCTAATGCTTTGAGAAGTTTATCATACACCCAGTCAAACTTGGTGTGTAGCACTCTGTTAGTGATAGACTTGTGCTTCTCATAGTATGCCCATCCCATATCAGATGCATCCATGTACAGGGTAGCACCTAGGGTAGAGTAATGCATGAAAGACTCTACGTCCTCATTATATTCAGGCACATCGTTAACTGGATGCCAGTTCTCTCTTCCTTTCCATAGATGTACACAGTCATTGACACCCTGCTCTACCTTCTTGACCTCATCATCATTAAGAACTTCAACTATACCTATCAAAAGTAACACCTCCATGTACCATCACACTTGACAGCATGTCCTTGTAGTGTGATTCGTTTATCATCTGGTTGACAGTTCTTAGCGGGTGCTATCTGATGTACCAGATGTCCTATAAAGTATACCATACTTCCTTCTGTATACTCCTCATACAATGGTTCCTCTTGAGGATCGTAGTCATTTACACTACCATTGTCCCAGAGATACTTGTTCTTTAGTACGTCTACCTTGTTATCGTTGTGTTGGAAGTTGAATGTATCTATCATCTCCTGATCAAAGTCTGCCCAGTCCCAGATGTACAGTCCACCACCGTTCTTAGGTAGTTTGATTGCCAAGGTGAATGACAATACATTCTCTAGGTCTACCTCCTTGAACCTATTCCAGTAGGACTGGTGCTCCTTGTACTGTATGTCTGTGTGTATACTAGCGAGTGGTTGCTCCAGATAGAACATGTCATTCTTGTTCATCATCTCACCTTTCTTAGGTCCGAAGATGTGAAAACCTGGCAGTGCTAAGTTATCGTCGCACAAAAAAGGTTCCCCTAGTTCGTCTGACATCTTCTTTTCAAGGATGTCATACAACCAAGAGAACTTCCTCCTGAGTACAGGATTCATTACCTTACGGTGCTTGTGATATTTGTCTATGCTGTCGCACCCTTCAAGATAGGTGACAGCACCTACAGTCCAAAAAGGAACACGTGGGTGACACATGCTCCTGTTTAACCAGAGTTTATCTAGATCATCTAGCGTTAGTTCTACTTGCCATCGAGTAAGTGGACTGTCTATGAAGTCAGGTATCCTACCGAACTTACATGTCGATGAAATTTGAAAGGAATTCGTTGGTTGCCCCAATGTTCTCGATGAACGCATCCTTATGCTCCTCACTTAATTCATTAAATTTACAAACAACATACCCTGCTTCCTCTGAAGTGATCTCTAGTTCACTCTCATCATAAAAGAAATATGTTGTAGGGTTCTTATGATTCTCTTCTACTTGCTCTAGGATGAAGTTAAGAATATTAGCACCATCATATGCTGCTGCTCTCTCTTCCTTCTTATCCTTATTGAGACCTTGTGAAATCTTTTTCTGTCTGTCTTTTGCCTTACGTTGATAGTCGGCAGACTTCGCACGGGCAATCGTCTGGATCTCTTGCTTGCGGTTAGATGCTCGCTTGTCACGTTCTTGTTTCTTCTGCACCTTGCGACGCTGTTGAAGGAACTTGTATGCTTGTTTAGTAGCAGCTCCAGACTCTGCTATTTGTTCTTCGTTCATTTTCTTTTTGCGTTTAGCTAATCGTTTAATAAGTTTACGAGCTTGCTTACTCCTACCATCTATGTAGGTAGGGTCTTTTCTCCTGTGATCCCACTGTTTACCCGCAGACTCTTGCTTCTTGCGTTTCTTAGTGGCACGTTTAGAGAGCCTCAATACAGGATCAAAACCAGCTATAGCACCTTGTCCAGTGACAGGGGTGTTAATAGGACCCACGTTGCCACCAAATGTTCCCATCTCAGCGATTCCGTGGTTCATAATGACTGTAGTTCCTTAATAATCTGTTCGTTAATAGGTATTCGTTTGAGAGTATCAGTCTCAACTTCGGGATAACGTTTCAAAAAAATCATGATACTTTTAATGATTGACCAGTACTCCTTGTCCATCTTGTAGAACAAGAGGGGAGTGGCTGCCTCATTAAAGACGTTGTATACTATTATAATATGATTGAGAAGCAAGTGTAACTTGACCTCTCCGTTCTTTAGATACTTGTTTATAAGACGCTTGATATATTTAAAGCGTCTTAGATCATCTAAAAAATCTTCTTTAGTAACCGCTGATGGATTATCATAATGTTTAATAGCGAATAGGACGTAGTTGTCCTCAGTCAATTCAGTAAAATTCATTCATTAACTGCCGAATGTTAGAGTAGCAGCTCCGTTAGAGATAACTTCAGTAGCACCCTTTGATGTGGTGACCTTTACTCTGTACTTGTAACCGTCAAGTGTGTCACCAGCTAGTCCACTATAAGCAAGTGTTGCTGTAGTGAAGTTAGCGTATGTGATACCTGTGTCGGTGTTAGCAGCGATGTTTGTCCATCTGTTTCCAGTTGCTGTCTGTCTCTGCCATACGTATGCTGGTGTACCAGACTGATCCACAGATACTGTGACTGCGAATGTACCTGCTCCACTTGATGAAGTAGAGTTAGCAGGTTGGTTACCACTTGTTAGAGTGATGACCTCTAGTACGTCTGCTCCGATTGTATCGTCGGCTTGTGTCTCAGATGCGTTAGCTTCTGGTTTAGCAATGTAAACGAGTTGCTCTGCCTTATGGCGTGTAAGACCATGACTGTCGGTGTATGTAAAATACGACCACCAGCCTGGTGCGTTTAATCCTCTGTCCTTATTGGACTTGAGTTGTGCTTCTGTATCGTCAATAAAGACAACAGTTTTTGCTTGTGATGATGCACCAATACCTATACCAGCTTTGGTTTTATTAGCATTGCTGTCATCATTTCCATAAAGTGACATGAGACACTATCTCCTTGTTTTTTTAATACCTATGATTTATTTATTCAAGCAACGCTTTCTTCAGTGCTGCAACGAGTTCGTCATCCACTTTGTTACCTGATTTAGCTGCTGCTTTTTCAAGTAATCCGATCAAGAACTCCTTAATTTTACCCTCTAGATCTTCAGGGATTTTGTCTACTGCTTTGTCAATGATGTTGATAGCAATAGGTAGTAGAAATTTAGTCATAATAATTCTTCATATACTATTCTATATATGGGTCTTCCAACATGAAGTCTGTGAGTTCTTTTAACTGGTCAATAGAGTAGTCAAAGATGACCACGATACGATCCCTATTGCCATGATGCTGAGCCCAATGCTTATCATGATCATGAAATCCGAAAACATTTCCTATCTCCCAAGTACGTTTACGTCCTCTAACTGATAACCATGCCTTCTCATCCGTGACCACAGGGAAGTGTACACGTAGAGAATCTATGTCACCATTATGAGGATTTATCTTTGTACCTGGTGAAAGACGAGAGATTGTTGCGGACTTTAACAATTTCTTAAGGATATCCTCTTCTAAGTACCCAGATGTTTTGGGACAACAACGTATGAAACTCTCATAGATCTTAGGACCTAGTCTCTTGACCTCATCTAGTGTGGTATTGAATAGCTTAGTGAACGATA